CTCTGGTATTGTGATTATTCGCTACCCAGATAGCTATCCGGCAGCAGCTTCAACAACTGGATCGCCAACGATCACTGTATCTGGAGGCTATCGCATCTATAGCTGGTCTGCTTCAGGCAGCATAACATTCTAAGGGGATGATTGTGGCTCACTTTGCACAGCTAGATGAAAACAATATGGTTCTTCAGGTCATCGTTGTCAGTAACGGTGATTGTGGCGATTTGCCATACCCTGAAAGCGAACCAATTGGCGTTGCATTCTGCCAGTCTCTTTATGGGGCAGACACAATTTGGAAACAAACAAGCTACAACGCTAATTTTCGTAGGCAGTTTGCTTCGGTGAATGGTGGCTATTCTCCATCTTTGGATGTCTTTTACTACCCGCAACCCTATAAATCTTGGACATTGGACCCTGCTACTGCTGTTTGGGTTCCACCAATTCCAGAACCAACTGACATCCCCCCAGATGCCATTTGTGAATGGGATGAAAAAAGAAAAGAATGGGCAATTATCAGAGGGGTTAACGAATGAAGACTCTTCTTGCCTATTCTGGTGGCTTGGACAGCATCTATGTCCTTTGGAAAGAACTTACGCAAACATCAAATGATGTTACTGCGGTGTTCTTTGATTCATCTACAATTACAGAAGATCAACGTATCCTTTTTTCAATGAAAGGTGTTGATCCTGTTAGCTACAGTGAAGAACAATGGATTGCTTGTTTGCAATCTTGTGAAGTTATTATGGGTGCGACACGCTCATTTGAACTGCAAAAAATGAGCTATAATCCTGCATACATCAATCCGACTCAGGTTCAATATAATCATGGCGCAGTTTTCAGGACTGCCGCCGCTGTTGATTCCTTAAACAATGGCACGTTTGATAGGTATGTAACTGGTCATTGTAGGGATAATGACGGATACACAGCAAGCTTATCAGTGTCATGGAGGCCCGGTACGGCATCTTCTTTGTCGCTAGAATATTTCAAAGCTCATGCAACTCGCGGTGAGTTTGCGGTTCCTTTGTATGATATGCAATATACAACCGCTAATGCTTTGTATGATCTTCCGCAGGAGTTGATTGATGTTCAATCGGCAGTTTTGATGGGTGCAAATGATAACACTCATTACAAGTGGGCTATGCAAACATATGCTCGCCGCCTTCTCGTTGAAGGTAAAACAACTGCACAAATTTATGACATCATCACAGAGAAAAGCGTACTGCCAAACAACGTGTGGCGCAGCCAGAAGCGTTGGCTTTCAAATGAAGTGCCAGAATATGTTTCTGATTTGTCCGTAGATTGGCCGATGCCAAATTGGGCTTCTAGCTACACAGTTCCGGGGTAATCATGAAACTTGTCGCATGGGGGATGGCACTGTTTGCCATGATTGGCACAGTGTCAGCGGCAGAACTCAAGATCATAGTTCACACGGCAACGGGTGGGCATTACATTCATGCCAACATTCTAGTTAAGCATCTTGGTAAGTATCTTCCTGATACGAAGATCATTCTACAGCCAATGCCGGGTGCCTCTGGCGCGGTTGCACTTAACTACATAGCCAACGTAGCTAAGAAGGATGGGTCTGAAATCTCAACAGCCCATTCCCGCGCCATACTGTCTGGCCTGTTTAAGAGCAAAGATGCCAAGTACGACATAAGTCAATTAGAATGGCTTGGATCGGCCCTTGATGGTCGGCGTGAGCCATTTGTGATGATGGTTCGCCAAGATCGTCAAAAAATTATCGGCGGCTCAGATGCCAGCGTTGAGATCAATCAATTTCGTATCATTAAGATGCTGACTGGTTGGGAATTTGACGAAGTAACTGGCTATAAAGACGCTCCAGATGTGAAGCTTGCATTTGACCGTAGCGAGGTAACAGCCGTAGTTCGTAGCTTGGACGGTATCCGCTTTGCCGCGCCAGATTGGCTAACCAATCCAAACGTCAAGCCAGCCCTGCAATTTGGCAATGGGAAGATTCGTCATTCATCTATGCCTGATGTGCCAACGCTTGAAGAGGTGTCTAAAGAAGATGCTGATATAAGTGTTCTGCGGCTTTTTGAAGCTTACACAGTATTGGCGCGGCCTTTTGTAGCTCCTCCCGGCACTGATCCTGTGCGATTAGCTGAATTACGGAAAGCATTTGAGGCGGTATTCAATGATATTGAGTACCGTGCAGATGTCGCCAAATTTGGGGTTGAAGTATCACCTATTGACTGGGAAGAATGCCACAGAATTATCAATGCTATGATTTTATCGTCATCTAATACGATGAAGAAGCTACAGGGCTTCTAAGGGGGACCCATGAGTGAGCGGTTGAAGATTTGCGTTTACGCAATCAGTAAGAATGAGGCACACTTTGTTCAGCGGTTCTGTGAATCCGCTAAAGACGCTGACATGATCCTCATTGCTGACACGGGGTCTGACGATGGCCTGCCTGAAGAAGCTATCAAACATGGCGCTACCGTTCACCATATCTGCATCACTCCATGGCGCTTTGATCTGGCTCGTAATGCCGCTCTAGCTCTTATCCCGCGTGACTTTGATGTCTGCGTGAGCTTGGACATTGATGAGCTTCTTCAGCCCGGTTGGCGGGAAGAGATTGAACGTGTTTGGACCAAGGGAAAGACCACCAGACTGCGTTATATGTTTGATTGGGGATGCGGCATCCAATTCTACTACGAAAAGATTCATGCCCGTCACGGCTATATGTGGCATCACCCGTGCCATGAGTATCCACGTCCTGATGGTCGTATTCAGGAAAGTTACGCCCAAACGGATATGCTTTTGGCGGTCCATAAGCCGGACCCAACCAAGAGCCGGGGTCAGTATATGGACCTTCTTGAGCTGTCGGTAAAAGAAGACCCAAAATGCCCGCGCAATGCTTTCTACTTTGCCCGTGAACTGTCGTTTCATGCCCGGTGGCAAGAGAGCATTGATGCCTGCAATCGGTATTTGGCTTTACCGGAAGCTACTTGGGAGAACGAACGCTGCTATGCCTACCGTGTCATGGGGCGTTGCTACTCAGAACTTGGCAATTCCCGTGAGGCTGAAAAGGCATTTCACATGGCTGCGATGGAGGCTCCCAATACCCGTGAGCCATGGTGTGAACTTGCAATGCTCATGTATCGTCAGCATCGTTGGGAAGAGTGTTTTGCCTTTGCGATGAGGTCTTTAAAAATTACAGACATGGCAAAAGTTTATACCTGCGACCCGGCAGTTTGGGGCCATCAGCCACATGACTTGGCAGCGATTTCAGCTTATTATCTTGGGATGCTGGATATATCTAAAGTGCAGGCTGAGCTGGCTATTGAAAAAACGCCTAGTGATCAGCGGCTTTGGTCTAATCTGGCTATGATTGAAGATGCAATCCGTGGCAGGGGGGAGAAAGCGGCATGAACGGTGGAAACCCAGTCCCTGATTAATTACGCCATTGTAGCTGCGTTTGGCATTGCAGGGTGGCTAGGCCGAACCCTTTGGGATGCGGTTGAAAAGCTCAAGGAAGATGTCCATCAAATAGAGGTGGACCTTCCCAGCCATTATGTTCGCCGTGAAGAGATGGCTGATTCCATGAAGGAAATCAGGGACATCTGTAAGCAGATATTTGATAAATTAGACAGCCTTGAGAAGAGAAAGGCTGACAAATGATTGATTATGACAGCATTACCAAGCCGATTGCTGTTTTTACCGCTGTAATGAGTGCGGTCGGCGGGGGATATGCCTTCATTGATAAAACCGGGTGGATGAAGAAGGACATCCTCAAATGGGATGCCGAGCATTTCTCCATATCCAATGGCCGAGCCGACGAGCCGTTTAGGGTCATTGTGGCAAGACAAAAGATCAGGGATGACTGTTTGGTTGATGACTTCACGTTAGAAGTCAGAGATTCCAATTACATCATCCATAAGGCAACGCCATCTGTGGCTAAGTTTTCCGGGCCTGCCAGCCCTGTGGTGGACAAGTTTGGGTACACCATGACCATTGAAGACCCGCAGAATGTGACGCCGGGAGAGGCCAAGCTAATAGCTCGGATTGTCTATAAATGCCCGGAGGGGAACGTAGTTATTACGTACCCAGATCATGTGAACTTAACCTTCAGGATAGGAGACAAGTGATGGACCTTCTTAAATCCTTTGGCCCGTTGCTGGGTCAAATTGCTCCTACCTTAGCCACCGCTCTTGGCGGTCCCTTGGCGGGGATGGCTGTTAAGACGCTTTCTAACGTGCTTTTGGGCCATGAAAATGGTTCTGAGGACGATGTGAAAGCGGCTTTGGAAGGTGCCTCGCCAGAGGCATTAGCCCAGCTCAAGCAAATTGATGCTGAGTTTAAGGCTCGTATGAAGGAACTGGACATTGATTTGGAGCGTATTGCGGCCAATGACCGTGATAGCGCCAGAAAAATGCAAATGGCTAACCAAGATTGGATTCCCCGTGTCTTGGCTCTTCTCATCACTCTTGGGTTTTTTGGCATTCTAATTTGGATGTTAATGAAGGGTATGCCTCAGACTGGCACGGAGGCCCTTCTGATGATGCTTGGTGCCTTGGGAACCGCTTGGACGGGCGTGATCAACTTCTATTACGGTTCAAGTGCTGGGTCTAAGGAGAAGAATAGTCTCCTTGCAAGTAAGGACAAGTAAGATGGCTGCGGAAAATTGGGATGACTGCTTTCAGATGGTTTTGAAGCATGAGGGGGGTTATGTAAATAACCCCAAAGATCCAGGGGGCATGACAAATCTTGGCGTGACTAAACGCGCTTGGGAGGAATATGTCGGCCATGAGGTGGACGAAGCAACTATGCGCGGCCTTACCCCGGAGAAGGTCAAACCGTTCTACAAATCCCGTTATTGGGACCGCATTAAGGCTGATCTTTTGCCTTCTGGTGTGGACTATGCTGCTTATGATTTGGCTGTAAATTCCGGTGTTGGCAGGGCTGCTAAGTACCTTCAGTCTATTGCTGGGGTGCCTTCAGACGGCATCATTGGCCCAAAGTCAGTAGAAGCTATCAATGCTTGTCCGGCGGATGAGATGGTTGATGCCATCTGTGACATGCGCCTTGAGTTCCTAAAAAAGCTGCCAACTTGGGACACCTTTGGCAAAGGATGGGGACGCCGGGTTGAAGAAGTTGAGGCTAAAGCAACTGAGATGGCAAAAGACGCCTAAAGGTGGTAAAACAGGGGGATAGCGGAGCTTACCCATGACAACAGGGCTGTCTTATAATGGATCGGTAGCTGGCACTAACAGCTACGTTGATCAGATTGCCACGATGGCGGTCGTTCAGCCGACTGATCCGGCCTATCTGACAATCCTGCCTCAGATGATCACTTACGCGGAAAACCGCATGTATCGTGATCTGGACTTTCTTTTTACCTCTATCGCCACAACCGCCTATGGTTTAACCGCTGGCAATAGGCAGATCGCAGTTCCTACTGGAACCTTTGTCGTACCGGAGCAAATCAATGTCCTTGTCGGATCGTCTAACCCTGACTTGGCTACTCGTACTCCGCTTCTTCCAACGACTAAAGAGTTCTTGGATGCGGTTTATGGGTCTGGCGCGGTCGCTAATCGCGGATTGCCGCAATATTTCTGTCCGTTTGATGATTACACGTTTCTGGTTGGTCCATATCCAGACCAGAATTACGCTTGTGAGCTTATTGGCACGTACCGTCCTGACAGCTTGTCGGCAACAAATACAACGACTTTTATCTCGTTGTATTTGCCTGATCTCTTCATTATGGCGTCGATGATCTATATCAGCGCCTACCAGCGTAACTTTGGTAAGGCTAATGATGATCCGCAGATGGCTGTTACTTACGAGAGCCAATATCAAACGCTCCTAAGATCGGCCATGATGGAAGAAAACCGCAAGAAGTTTGAAGCTGCGGCTTGGTCTTCGCAATCTCCGTCAACTGCTGCAACACCAACGCGAGGCTAACCTATGCCTCATCAGTCGCTCAAACTTCTTCCTGGTGTTGATCAAAATAAAACGCCTGCTTTGAATGAGGCTGCCATCTCGCAGTCTCAACTCATTAGGTTTATTCCTGATCGTACAAATGGTGGATTGGTTCAAAAGCTTGGCGGTTGGGCTAAGTATTTTATGTCGCCAATTGAATCTATTGTCCGCTGCTTGTGGGCATGGGAAGACATCAATGCTAACTCATATCTGGCTGTTGGCGCGGAAGGTCTTCCGGCTGGTGGTGGCGGAGCTTTGCAGGTCATCGTGTCTGGTGGTTCATCTGACATCACACCGCAAACTGATACGTATAATGTTGCTATAGACTTCTCAACGACATCCGGTAGCAATGAGGTTGTCATTGTTGATACTGGCCGAAATGTTAACGATTACACTGTTGTCTATATACAGACACAAGTAAGCGTTGGTGGGCTTGTTTTGTTTGGTCAATACCAGTGTTACAACCCTGGTGGTAGCGCCAATCAATACAGCATTTATGCTACTAATCTTCTTGGTGAACCAGCACTTGCTACTTCAACTGTAGCAAATGGCGGTGCAGTTCCTCAGTTTGATACGACCAGCGGTAGCGATTTTGTTGAGGTAACACTCGCAGACCACGGGTTAAATCCAGGCGACACATTCCCAATTCTCGTCGCTACGTCAGTTGGCGGCGTGACCTTATATGGCAATTACATTGTTGTCAGTGTCACGAGCAGCAGCGTATTCACAATCTCAGCTAGTACATCTGCAACTAGTACTGCAACAGCAGACGAAAATAGTGGGGATGTTCGATTCCAATACTATATTGGTGTTGGGCCTATTCCGCCAGGGTCCGGTTGGGGAATTGGTGGTTATGGCCTCGGTGGTTGGGGTACAGGCACTGCGCCGACTGCAATCACGGGAACGCCTATCAATGCAGTTGATTGGACCCTTGATAACTGGGGTTCTTATCTGATTGCTAATCCACTCAATGGCCCCATCTATGCGTGGGACCCAACCAGCGGGAATCCAACGGCTCAAATCATCACTAATGGTCCTCCGCTTAATCACGGCATTTTTGTAGCAATGCCGCAAAGGCAAATAATTTCATGGGGTACAACATTCACGGGTATCCATGACCCGTTGTTAATTCGTTGGTCCGATGTAAACAACTTCAATGTTTGGACTGCTTCAATCACTAACCAAGCTGGTAGTTATCGTATTCCGAAAGGATCAAAGATCGTCCAATGTATTCAAGGACCCCAACAAGGTCTGATTTGGACTGATCTTGCTGTATGGGCCATGCAATATTCTGGTCAACCATACATCTATCAGTTTAACGAGATCGGAACTGGTTGCGGCTTAATTGGTCGTAAAGCTGCCGGTACGATGGGTGGCGTGGTGTACTGGATGAGCCAAAGCCAGTTCTTCCGTCTTTCTGGTCAAGGAATTGAGCCGATCCGTTGCCCTGTATGGGATGTGGTCTTCCAAGATCTTGATACCAACAACTTGGATAAGATCCGTGTTGCACCCAATAGCCGCTTTGGTGAAATCACATGGTACTTCCCAACCATCAGCAATGGTGGCGAAAACGAAGGTTATGTGAAGTACAACACTGTGCTTGATCAATGGGATTACGGTTTCAATAGCACTGCTAATCCGTATGTTTCTCGGTCGGCATGGATCAACCAGTCAGTGCTGGGGCCGCCAATTGGCGCGGGGTACAACACCTATCTCTATCAGCATGAAACATCTACTGATGCTGATGGCACTGCGATGGATAGCTACTTCCAGACTGGTTACTTTGCATTGTCGGAAGCAGATGTGCTGACCTTCATTGATCAGGTCTGGCCTGACATGAAATGGGGTTACTTCGGCGGAACGCAGGGTGCTAATATCTTGCTGACATTCTACGTCACGGATTATCCGGGTCAAACACCAACTGCTTATGGTCCGTATACACTGACGCAGGCTACAACTTACATTACGCCGCGTTTCCGTGGCCGTCTTGTCTCAATTAAAATTGAGAGCAATGACATCGGTTCATTTTGGCGACTTGGCAATATTCGCTATCGCCTTGCGCCAGATGGGAGGTTCTGATGGCAAGTCTTGATGACATCCTCTCAGCCCAGAAAAACGGTGTTGTTAACCTTGCCAACATCGTCCAAGCCAATCTGCGCGGTCAAGGTACAGCAACTTCCAATACCGTTGATGCTGATACTGTCATCATCACTGGTAAAGGTTATCTCGCTCGATTCTGTGTCATTGATGGGGGATCGGCTGATGGGGCCATCCATAACGCTTCTGCCACGGTGGCTGACACGGCTGCTAATGTCCTTTGCGTAATTCCTCAAACGGCTGGCATCTACAATGCCGGCCTCGTCTTCAATAATGGCCTGAAGATCGTGGTTGGCACCGGTCAGAAGGTAAATGTGACCTATTATGTGGGGTAAGCCATGCCGTTAAAGAAAGGTTCCTCACAAAAGACAGTTAGCTCCAATATCAGTGAGCTAATTCATTCTGGCCGTCCTCAAAAACAGGCAATTGCAATTGCTCTTGAAACGGCTCGCCGTACCAAGCGGGCGACTGGTGGGGAAAATAAAGGTGTTGGATATTTTTCCGGGGTAGGGCCAAAGCCTGCGCCTGAGTTCAAAATGCCATCCGCGCCAATGACGCCGCGTGTTCAGCCGCCTGCTTCGCCAAAGATTAAATCGCATGTTGGCCCAATTCGCAGCGATGTCGCGGGTCGTACCGATCACCTACCGATGCATGTTCCATCAGGCTCATATGTGATTCCGGCGGACATTATTTCCGGCCTTGGCGAGGGTAATACCGCCGCTGGATTTAAGGCATTTAATCGGATGATGAACCCATATGGGGGTATTCCAAAGGCTTATGCAGCCGGGGGTGGGGTTCAAGAACAGGTTCCAATTATCGCGGCTGGCGGCGAATATGTCATAGCGCCAGAGGTTGTCGCAGCAATTGGCGGCGGGGATATGGATAAGGGCCACCGTGAGTTGGACGCATTTGTGAAAAAGATGCGCGCCAATCTCATTAAGACCCTCAAAAAGCTCCCTGGCCCCAAGAAGGACTAAGAGGGGAAAGTCCATGTTTGAAGATCTGGGGGTACGTGTAGCAGCGCCGGAAGAGGTCCATGATGTCATGGCTGGAGCCATGGAAGCATGTGCTGAAAATGGTTTTGTGAACGTAAATCAAGTAAAACTGCTGGGGCAGATTTGGGATGCTCTTAATCTAAATAACGGGATCGTCGGAGTAATTGGAGAACCCGGAAAATTAGAGGGTGGCATCTTACTTAGAGTGACGGAAATGTGGTACTCTGACGATAGGATATTGGAGGAAAAGGCTCTTTTCATCCATCCTGAGTACCGCAGTGCCAAGGGGGGAAGGGCTAGGCGGCTGTGCGAGTTTGCTAAACGCTCGGCGGAACAATTGGGGATGCCATTGCTGATCGGTGTACTCTCAAATAACCGCACTGTAGCGAAAATTCGCATGTACGAGCGTCAGTTTGGCGAGCCAAACGGGGCGTTCTTCCTTTATAATGGCCGCACAGGTTCCGTGCGGGCGGCAGCGGAGTAACGGCATGGGCGGCGGCGGCGGAAAAGGTGGCGGAACCACAGTACAGAGCGTACAAATCCCACCGGAAGTACTTGCTCGGTACAACGCGGTTAATGCGCGCGCCGAAAAGGTCGCCGAACAGCCTTTCCAACGATATGAAGGGGAGTTTGTTGCTCCCCTCTCAGCCACTCAGCAGGCCGGTATTGCAGCTACATCTGCTGGTTCGCAGATCGCACAGCCATATTACGGCGCGGCTACTGGCCTGACATTGGCCGGCGCGCAGGGTGTGATGCCCGGTCGCCTTAATACGATGCGCTATATGTCGCCATTTACGCAGGCTGTGGCGGCTCCGACTTATCAAGCATTGGCTCAAGAACAGGCTGCCCAGCGTTCTGGCCTTATGTCACCGCAGACCATGGCTGCTTTTGGCGGGGATCGCTCCGGCCTTGTGGCAGCTAATCTTGCCCGTCAGCAGCAGCTTGGCATGGCCCAAGGGCTGGCCCCGATCTACCAGCAGGGCTATCAGCAGGCTCAGAACATTGCCGCCCAGCAGCAGGCACAAGATTTGGCAGCCCGTCAGGCCAATTTGGCTCGATATACGCAGGCTGGCGCGCAGCTTGGTGGTATTGGTGCTGCGGCACAGCAGGCAGCTCTGTCAGGCGCGCAGGCTCAGATTGGCGCGGGTACACTGGAACAGCAGACCCGTCAGGCTCAGAATACGGCTCTGTACAACCAGTTCCTGCAAGAGCGTGGCTATCCGTTCCAAGTGGCGCAGTTCCTCGCCAACATTGCGGAAGGCACTGGTGCGTTGTCTGGTTCAACCACGACAACCCAGCAACCTGGTTCGTTCTTCTCCGATGAGCGTGACAAGACCAATATCAAGCCGCTTGGTAAGGGCTTGTACGCTTACGACTATAAGGAAGACGTTGAACATGCCCGCGAGACGGGTGAGCCGATGCCGCCTAAGCGCGTTGGCCCCATGGCGCAGGACATTGAAAAGCAGGCTCCCGGTCTCGTTGTCAGCATCAACGGCCACAAAGTTGTGACGCCGCATGATGATAACAGCATGGGCGGTGCAGTTCTTGGCTCTGGCGCGTTTGCTCGCGGCGGCTATGCCGATGGT